AAGGCCGTCGCCCTGGCGAACGGCTTCGCGAAGGCCGACGACACGGAGTCCCTGGCGTTCAAGTCGATCCACTCGGTGGAGGACTTCGTCCCCGAGAAGATCGCCAAGGCGGTCCCCTTCATCACCCGCGAGATCGCCTACAAGATGGACAGGGATCCCAAGATCACCTCGCTCATCTCGCCGGCGACGTTCTCGGGCACGGTCCTCTCCTGGTTCGAGACCAGCGAGTTCACCAGGTACTCCGAGCAGAACAATCCCGTCGACATGGCCGGTACCGTGAACCTCACCACGACGATGGGCGAGGGTGGCATCCAGTCCACCCACGCCGTGAAGGACGAGGTCCGTCTCGTCCACCCGAGCCACATGGGGTTCCTCGATCCCTGTCATAGTCCCGAAGGGAGCCGCATCGGTATCACTGGGCACCTTGCGCTCGGCGCCGAGAAGCGGGGGAACGATCTCGTCATCCGCGTGACCGACGCGAAGACCGGTGAGACCGTCCACAAGACTCCGCAGGAACTCGAACTGGCGGTCATCGCATTCAACGACCAGTACGACCTCACCAAGGCGAAGCCGAAGCCGGTCTCCCCCATGGTGAAGGCCAAGAACGGATCGAAGATCGAGATCGTCCCCGCTGCTTCGGTGCAGTACATCTTTCGAGATCCGAAGGGATTCTTCTCGATCGTCACGAACGCGATCCCGTTCCTCCACAACAACTCTCCGAACCGCGTCCTCATGGCCGACCGGCACATCGAGCAGTCCGTGCCCCTGAAGGACCCGGACATGCCGCTCGTGCAGAGCCGGTACGCGGGTGAACTCGGCTACCACGACTTCTTCGGGAGATCGTTCAACGCCAGGTCTCCCGACGATGGCGTGATCACGAAGATCACGAAGGACGAGATCAAGGTCAAGGTGGGCGGCGAGGTCAAGACGGTCTACCTGCATAACAACTACCCGCTGAACGGCGATGCGTTCCTTCACGACACGCCCATCGTGAAGGTCGGAGACAAGGTGAAGAAGGGGCAGGTCCTGGCCGACAACAACTTCTCGAAGAACGGGACGCTGACCTTCTCGAAGCGCCTCACCAGTGTGTCCGGAGACACCCATGTCCTTTGGTTCGATGAGAAGGGGGGTCATTTCACTCCGATCCAGGATGCTCCGGCTCGTGCCGGTGTCCGATCGTTGGCGATGTGCAGCGATGGAAAGATCGTGACTTCCCCGATCAAGGCATTCATCGGGCACTATACCGATCGAGGGATGTACAAGATCATCACGGATACCGGAACTATCGTGAAGGCCACGGAGAGTCACAGCTTCGTTACGGCCGGTGAAGATGGCCATCTGATAAAGGTTAAACCAGAGGAAATGAAGGAAGGGATAACCCTGCTTCCGCAGGCTCATTCCTTCGAGTTGCCTGAGGACATTGAATGGGCCGAGGGTCATGCCAAGCGCGGAGCAGCCTCGATTAGGCTTCGTCTCGACCGAGACGCTGGTTTCCTCTTCGGCATCTATGTTGCTGAGGGATCGGGGCGTCGGGCGATCATGATGGCGGCGACGGAGCCGGAGATCCGGGAAAAGTTGGTGGCGATCGCAAAGAAGTGGGGATTGGGCTACAAGGAGACCCCCACCATGATCGTCATCTACAGTGCCGCCCTTCGAAATCTCCTTCATGAGAAATGCGGTTATCTGTCCCAGCACAAGCGGATTCCTGACCTTCTGTGGTCTGCCCCTCGTGAGTTCAAGATTGGATTCATCGACGGGTACTGGTCTGGTGACGGCTCGGCCAATAAGGGCAATGTGTCTGCCGCAACGGCCTCTTACATACTGGCAGTGGGCCTTCGGATGCTCCTGGCTCATCTCGGAGTACGAACGCATCTCGGCATGGAGCCCGCAAAAGGCACCCACATGGCATCTTGGCACATCCGGGCTTACCAGGAGACCCTTGGCAACTTCCCCGAGTTGAGCCTGCTTAGAAAACACAAGGGGGTGGTCAGGCTGGCATCTCTTCCCATGTCCCTCAGCCGAGATCGCATTCCGATCACGCACCAACAGCGTTTGTTGATCGACAAGATTCTGGGTAAACAGATCAGGAATGACGTCGGTTACGTTACTCGTCCCATGATTAAGGGGATCATCGAAAAACTCCCTGAAGAGATCCAGCGGTTGTACAAGGCACCGGTGTGGTGGGATGTCGCGGTCAGTGTTGTCCCAACGGATTTCGAAGATTACGTGTACGACTTGGACATGGCGCCGGTCTCTACCTTCTTAGTCGAGTCTGGGCTGGCCGTCCATAACACGGCGTACATGCCGTACAAAGGAATGAATTTCGAGGATGGCATCGTCATCTCGGAGGGCGCCGCCAAGAAGCTGACGTCCTCCCACAAGTACGACCTGAGGCTCGACAAAACCGCCACGATGAAGACCGGGCTCAAGATCTGGCTGGCCCACTACCCGGACCGGGCGGACATCATCAAGCCCGACAAGTACGACGCCGACGGGATCGTCAAGAAGGGCGCGATCCTGGCCAAGGGAGACCCGGTGATTCCCGCGGTGGAACAGGCTCAGATCGACGAGGAGATGGCCTACGCCCGTCTCCACAAGTCCCTGAGGACTCCGTTCCGCGACGTGTCGATCTACTGGGAAGAGAACTACCCCGGCGAGGTCATCGATGTCGTCAAGACCGGGAAGTTCGTCAGGGTCTTCGTGAAGACGGACGAGGCTCTCCAGATCGGCGACAAATTGTCGCAGTCCTCCGGCGGCAAGGGAATCGTCGTGGCGCTGATTCCCGACAACGAGATGTACCGGGACGAGAAGGGCAACGTGATCGACGTGCTCTTCAACCCGGCCAGCGTCGGCGGCCGCGTGAATCCCGGTCAGTTCTTCGAGGGCGCTGCCGGAAAGATCTCCGAGAAGACCGGGAAGAAGTACCTCGTCGACAACTTCTCGTCCGAGTCCTCGCTGAAGAAACTTCAGAACGACCTGAAGGCGAACGGTCTGAAGGACACCGAGAACGTCTTCGATCCGGTGGGGAACCGGACGATCGAGAACGTCTTCGTCGGGCAGGTCCCGTTCTTCAAACTCAAGCACCAGGTTCGCCACAAGTTCTCCGCGAAGGGGATCGGCCCCTACACGGGCGAGCAGCAGCCGGCCAAGGTCTCCGGCGAGAGCGCCCAGAACATCGGGACCGGGGAACTCTACGCGCTCCTCGGAGGCGGGTCCACCCACTTCCTCAAGGACGTCTCCACGCTGAAGAGCCAGAGCAATCCCGAATACTGGCGCGCGTACCAACTCGGGCTTCCGACTCCGCCTCCGAAGTCCCCCTACATCCTCGACAAGTTCATGACCTACCTCGAGGGAGCGGGGATCAACCTCGTGCAGGACGGATCCCAGTTCAAGGTGCTCCCCCTCACCGACAAGGCCGTCCTCGCCAAATCGCACGGGGAGATCAAGAATCCCAGCGTGGTTCGCGCCTCCGATCTCCGTCCTGAAGCCGGAGGACTGTTCGACCGCGAGATCACCGGAGGCTTCGGCGGAGTCAATTGGAACCACATCGTTCTCGAGTCCCCGATTCCCAATCCGTTGATGGAGCGTCCGATCGTCTCGGTGACCAAGATCACGTCCTCCCAGTTCAAGCAGATCATGGAAGGGCTGCTCTTCGTCAAGCCGGACGGATCGATGACCACGGACCACACGCAGGGCAAGGCCGCGGGGGAAGGCATCAAGTATCTGCTCGACAGGATCGACATCGACAAGGAACTCAAGGATCTCGTCCCTGCCATCAGGACGGCGAGAGCCTCCCAGCTGGACGACATGAATCGGCGTCGCCGCTACCTTCAGTCCCTGAAGCTGTCCGGGCTCAAGCCGTCGCAGGCGTACATCCAGTCGGTCGTTCCGGTGATCCCCCCGGTCTTCCGGCAGATCTATCCGTTGCCTGACGGCGCCCTGAACGTCGCCGATCCTAACCACTGCTATCGGGAGATCCTGCTGGTCAACAACCAGCTGAAGGACCTGAAGGCCAAGGGCGTCGACAGCAAGAACCTGGCGAACCTCCGGTCGAGCCTTTACGGGGCGGTGCAGGGGATGGCAGGAGTCGCCGAGCCCCTCACCCGCGGTAAGAACTTCCAGGGATTCATCTCGACGATCAAGGGGAGGATCAACAAGTACGGCCTGTTCCAGGGGCGTGTGGTGAAGCGCCCCCAGGATCTCTCCGGCCGGTCCACGATCATCCCGAATCCTAAGTACGGAATCGACGACGTGGGGATCCCGGAGGACATGGGCCTCGTCATCTACAAGCCGTTCATCATGCGCCGGCTCGTGGTCTCCGGTATCCCGCCGATGCAGGCGTCGGAACTCATCGAGAAGAAGGACGAGCGCGCGCTTGCTGCACTTCGTGCCGAGATCAAGGAAAGGCCCGTCTATCTCAACCGCGCGCCCACGCTTCACAAGTTCGGAATCCTGGCGCTGAAGCCCACGCTCGTCAAGGGCCAGGCGATCCAGATCAATCCACTGATCGTGAAGGGCTTCAACATGGACTTCGACGGAGACACCGTCGGAATCCACGTCCCGGTCAGCGAGGACGCCAGGAAGGAAGCCTTCAACAAGATGCCGTCCACCCATCTGCTGGCGGTGACGGACTTCTCGGCAATGCACGCCCCGTCCAAGGAATACGCCCTCGGTCTCTACCTCATGACGGAACCCAAGGGAATCCCGGTACAGGCGAAGGCCACCGGAGAGGTCGTCTCGATGTACGAGGCCGGCAAGATCAAGATCAACACGCCGGTCGTCATCGGGGGAAAGATCTGGACCGCGGGGCAGGTGATCATCAACGACCTGTTCCCGAGCGATCTCAAGCCGGGGAACGTCACCATCACCAGGAAGGTCATGGAAGACTTCCTGGCTAACCTGGCGAGGAAGCATCCGAAGGAAGCCGGAGCCGTTATCACCAGCCTGAAGGACTGGGGAGCCAAGGCGGTCACGGAGATCGGGTTCTCCGTCGGGCTGAAGGACCTCGAGACGGACTACAAGGCGAGGGACCTCATCCTCTCCGACGCCGCGAAGGCGGCGAAGACGGTTGGCTTCGACAAGGCGTACTTGGATGCCACGACCAAGATGAACGACCTGGTGAAGAACAGCAAGGAGAACCGGTTCGTCATCGGTAACATCACGTCCGGAGCCTTCGGAAAGGGATCGCAGATCACCCAGATGATCGCCACCCCGGTCGCCATGGTCGACCACAAGGGCGAGGTCATCAAGGTCCCGATCACCAAGAGCTACGCGGAGGGACACGACATCGCCTCGTACTGGGCGACGATCCCAGGATCCCGGAAGGGGCTCATGGACAAGGGGCTCGGGACGCAGGACGTAGGAACGCTCAGCAAGCGGCTCGTCAACACGACGATCGAGCAGATCATCTCGACGATGGACTGCGGTACGGAGCAGGGGATCCCGATGCCTCCCGACTCCAGGGACGCCCTGGACCGCGTGATCGCCAGAGGGCCGTACAAAGGCCAAGTGGTTACCCCTGAATTCGCCGGGAAGCTCAAGAGCAAAGGAGTTCCCGAGATCGTCGTCAGGTCTCCGCTCCGCTGCTCCGCCATCCGGGGGATCTGCGCGAAGTGCTACGGCCTTGCGGAGAACGGCCAGTTCCTCCCGGTCGGATTCCACGTCGGGGCCCTGGTGGGACAGTCGGTTTCGGAACCCGTCCTCCAGACCATGCTCCGCGGGTTCCACACGGGCGGCGCCATCTCGAAGAGCCGCGTCGGATTCGACCGGATCGAGGAGATCTTCGAGATGCCGGAGAACGTCGTCGGCAAGGCCTCGCTCGCCATGCAGGGCGGTACCGTCACGAACGTAAAGCCTGGGCTCGGCGGCGGATGGAACGTGACCATCGGGACGATGGATCACTTCGTGCCGAAGGAACTCGGCCTGTCCGTGAAGAAGGGCGACAAGATAGCGGCCGGCCAGAAGATCTCCGAGACCGGCGCCATCAAGCCGCAGGAACTTCTCGAAGCCACGGGCGACATCCACCGGGTCAGGGACCAGATCATCGCGGATCTCCAAAAGGAGTATTCGTCCGGCGGAATCAACATGCGTCGCAAGCTGTTCGAGACCGCCGTGAAGCCGATGACCGATCGGGCGGAGGTGATCGACGCGGGAGGGGCCAACAGGCTCGGGATCTACCGCGGGGACATCGTCTCGATCAACAAGATCGAGGACGTCAACGCGAAACTCCCGCAGAAGGAGAAGATCCAGTACCGGGCGACGCTCCTGCCGATCCGCGTTTCGCCCTTCAAGGGCGAGGACTTCATTGGTAAACTGATGTTCGAACGGCCTCACGAGACCCTGAAGGAGGCCCCAGCGATCGGCGCGATCGCCGATCTCGCCAAGGGCCACCCCGTGACGCGCTTCGTGTTCGGCTCGTTCAAGAAGGCATAGCATGGGCTCCCTCTCCCCAGACCGGCAGATGAAGTGCCGATTCGGCCTCGTCGAGAACGTGTTCCCAGCCGACGGCAGATACGAAGTCCTGGTCCATGGCGGCACCCGCGTCACCTGCCGGAACATGGACATCGGGATGCAGGTTCCCCTGAAGGAGGGGGACTCGGTCGTCATCGCCGACAGCCCGTGCGGATGGATCATTCTGGCCAGGGTCCCCATGCCGGTCGCTCCGAACGACGATGCGCAGAAGAGCCTCTCCCAGATCCTCGCCAAGGCCGAGCAGGACATGAAGGTAGAGCCCCAGACGGGGGTCGCCAACAAGCCGAGCTTCCAGGGCGAGCAGGAACACGTTCCCACGTTCGGCGACATCCTCATGAGGAGCCGGGTCTCCGACGCCATGATGGGGATATTCTCGGACGCGAGCGTCATCCTGAAGTCGGCGCAGATCCTGTACGTGGGACTTCTCTCCAGGTTCCGCGCCGCCGTGATCACCGCAGGGCGCCTGATCATCAACGTGATCCCCGGCTTCTCCCTGAAGATCTGGGACGTTCCGAAGAAGTCCATGCAGACGGTAGGGAACGAGGCCCAGCAGCAGGACGAGACCGTCAAGCGACTGGAGATGTCGTTCGCGACCAACCCTCCCGACTCCACGAAGCCGGCGTCGGAGACCGATCGGGACGTCACGCTCTTCGCCGGCGGGCTCAAGGAGTGGGACGACTTCGGGTACGGGCAGAGCGCGCTGGCGAGCGGCAAGAAGATGACCCGCGGGATCCAGATGAAGATCCGCGACTTCGGGATGTTCGAGTCGGACCACGATGTCCGGGAGATGCGGGTCACCTACCTGAAGGACCAGACGCAGTCTCCGGGTCTATTCCAGTTCCGTATCAACAGCGATGAGGTCGTCCTTTCCTGGGGCGACCAGTTCATGTCCCTGAACAAGGACGGCCTCTTTTTTAAGGCGAAGGTGATCGGCTTCGGCGGTCCCTGGGTCATGTGGGATCCGGCGGTCGTGAAGACCTTCACCCATGACAAGAGTCCATCCGACCAGACCCCGATCTGTGAGTGGTCCCAGGGCACCGCGAAGGGCGGACCAGGGATAAAGTTCTTGAAAAGCGTATACTTCGGTGGTAACGGCGTTTTCCAGAAAAACGCGTACTTCGGATCGAGCGAGAAGGCGGCGGTCCTGGAGACGTTCCTGACGGACGTGTACGCCAAAGACTTGCAGAAGTTGATGGCGCACACGCACGGATTCACGCCCCCGACGGGGCCCGTCTTGATCTCTCCGGACCTTGCATCGCTCGGGGTGGACATCGTAAAGGTCAACACTGACGTCTTCCTGAAGAGTTAGGAGGTAGGCCATGGCTCTCGGATCGATGGTCGGCGGCAAGCCGCTGTTCCTGGACAAGTCCGCGCTCCCCTTCTCGAAGGAAGCCGCGGTCAAGGCGGACCGGGATCCCTCCAAGTGGGAGAGCAACATCATGATGCTGCTGCACGAGCAGCATCCCTACCTCCAGGACTACTCCATCCGTCTCCACATGAACCGGAGCGACCCGGAAGCGGGGACCGCCGTCGGCCAGCTCGTGCTGAACGACAAGGTCGCCATCCCGGTGGTCATCGACGGCTTCAAGATCCAGCCGTTCGACGTCTTCTGGTCCGACGGCAAGCTCCGCCCCATGACCAAGGCGACGCTCCTGAGCCAGATCCAGGACACCGGCGTGGGGAAGTCCATCGAACCCGGCCAGGGCGAGATGGCCGACATGTCCATCTACAATGTCACCCGCGCGCCGTTCTCCGGGAAGTATTCCTTCGCGTCCGGGCTGACCTTCTCCCTCGACGACTACACCAAGGCCCTCAATGCCCTCGGCCGCGACGGGCTGGAGTACGCGCTCAAGACGAACGGCACCTTCGCCAAGACCGCGGAGGCCTTCGCCGCCGGCGCCCAGGAGAAGATCCTGCCCGGTCGTACCATCGAGAAGACGGCTTCCGGCTGGAAGATCGAGCCCATCGACTTCAAGGCCTACGAGCCGGTGAAGGAGCCCGGGGCCTACTCTGTGGTGTTCGACGGCTTCCGCAAGGAGGCCGCCATGGTCTTCGACGTCATGCTCGGCTGGGACGGCCAGATCATGGAGGGGAAGAAGTTCGTCGTGAGCCTCGAGAAGAACGCGTCCGTCGCCCTGGCCGACGAGGTCGGCGCTCGGCCGCTCTCACTCGAGAATCTCGGCAACTTCGCCACCGACGCCAAGCAGGGCGAGGTCGGCTTCTTCTGGATGCTCAAGCTCGGGCACGCCTTCGCCACGTGGCCGGCCCGGTTCCTCTACTGGGGCACCGACGAGGAGGGCCTGCCCTTCGCGAAGGTCGCAGACCTGTCCGTGGACGGCATGGAGAGGACGATCAGGTTCTCGCCCGATTGCCAGTCCGTCGCCATGATGGGCGACACGGTCCTCATGTCCCCCGAGTGGACGTGGCACCGCTGCGGCGACACGGTCAAGGTGGCCACCGCGGCCGAAGCGAACAAGTTCGACTGGCCGTCCGACGGAGCGGAGATCCGGAACCGCGGGCTCGTCTACTCTCTCCACGGAGCCGAGATCCACGGAATCGCCAAGACCGGGGAATCCTCGTTGACCTTCCGGAAGGCGATGGAGAAGAAGTTCGATCCGGTCACGGTCTCCGGCCTGATGAAGACCGCTTCCCTGGTGGGATCCTCCTTCTGCCGCATCACCAAGCCCGCGGAGGGGATGAAGAAACTCGGGTCCGCCGACCTGGCGAACTTCAGCCTGAAGCCCGTGAACCTCGCCGCCGAGGCAGCCCACATCAAGCCGTGCGACTTCGGTCCCTTCTGCAAGATCGCCGTCGCGGTCACCGAAGAGCAGGCCCAGAACACCGTGGATTCGATCCTGGGCCTGAACTTCATCAACGATGCCAACATCTACAAGTTCCTCGATCACACCGACGAGTTGGAAGAGGCGTCTGCCGTCCTGGCGAAGTTGCTCCTGGCGTCTAAGATGGGGTTCCAGGTTGAGACGGCGCCGCTCAAGACGGCCCTCTTCGCCCTGGACAACGTCATCCGCCAGATGAAGCAGCTCAGGAGTACCACCGGTGGAATCGGAGCCGAATAGTCCGGAACCGGCGGAGACGGTACCGGAGGAGACGGTACCGGAGGAGACGGGACCGAAGGTCGTTCGAAAGTCGCGGGGACAGATCCTCGCCGACTACAAGCTGTCCCTGGCCACGTTCGAAAATATCCTCGGCCACGGGTTCCTCAAGGGAGGGGTAGTCAAGGAGCGGGGGAAGAACTTCTACGAGATCGGGGCCCACAACCACTTCGTCTTTCGGAGCGCCGCGAACGACATCGCGTCCTTCAAGATGGTGAAGACGGACATCCCCGTCCTTCCCTTCCACCGCTTCCTCTCGCTCCGGTTCGTCAACACGTCCCCGGGGGAAACTTACGAGGAGGCCGTGAGCATCGGCCTCCTGCCGAAGAACGGTCAGTACAAGAAGTCCGTCCTGTCCAGGTACTACTCGCAGTTCCTCAGGAACGTGCCGCTGGAGATCCGGAACTCCATCATCCTCAAGCAGGAACCCGTCCCGAAGGAAGGGCGCCGGCTCTTCCGGCTGTTCCTGAAGGTTCTCGGAATCCTGGTGTACTACGACACCCCGGAGCTCATCGACGATCTCGGCTACCTGCTCGGGTACAGGGACTTCATCGAGCCGCTCATGACGGCCCTGGGAAGCGCGGAGGAGGTTTCTTCCGCCCTCGGGAAGATGGTGAACCCGTCTTCCACGCTTCCGCTCGTCCCTTCGCACGCGGTCAACGCGTACCGGAACCTGTACTACTCGTCCCATGAGATCGGTTCCACCGACCTGGCCTCCTACTTCAAGACGCTTCCCGAGATCGACCGCACGCTGAGGGAGGTCGCGATGAACCGTTCCATCGGAGAGTTCTCCGCCCGCGAGGGGCTCTCCTGCGAGCACAAACGCGTCCTCGAGCTGCTCCGGTCAGAGGCTCAGGCCGAGTTCCTCAAGCAAACTCAACTCAAAACCGGAACCGCGATCCAGGCGGCCCGGTCCAACCTCGACACCATCCTCAAGGTCAGCGACCGGCTCGACAAGCTCGGCGAGGGCAGCCTCGACATCGCCAAGATCTTCGACCGTTTTCTTGTCATCGGCGCAGGCAGTGAAAACGGTCCCATCATTCCGGCCTCCAACGTGATCGGTCTCCACGAAGTGAAAGCCTTACCTCTGGAGCAGAAGAAGCCGGAGGGTAAGTGAGCCTCGTATCGCAGTACGTATCCGACGTGGACGATTACGTCGACGCCGGCCACCGTTCCCTGCGTCCCACCACACTATCCGACATGCCGGGGGACATCCGTTACAACGCCGGAGGGGCGATCCCCGGCAAGGAAGAGCACTCGATTTCCTTTTACGCGGAAGCCTTCGTCACCATCAACCGCCAGCCGCTCTCGTTTGCGGAACGTCCCTACCTCCGCTGGATCTACGACTGGCGGAAAGAGTACCCGATCGGATCGAAGAACATCGTCTGGGTCGCGGGGAGACAAGTCGAGAAAACGAGTACGATTGCAGGCAAGGCCGTCACGCTCTGCATCACGAATCCGTATTTCAACGTGCTCGCGGTGGAACCCCGCCAGGATCAGACGTCCCTGTTCAGCCAGCAGCGGTTCCGGCCCATCTGCGAGGACTCGCCGATCATCTACGACGGGTGGGTGAAATCGAGCGACCTGTGGCAGGTGGGCGCGCGCCAGTTCGCCAACGGAAGCATCGTCAACTTCAAGTCCTGCTACTACTCGGCCGACCCTGCCCGCGGAGTCTCCGCCCGCATGATCATCCTGGACGAGGTGCAGGATCTCATCTCGGACAACATCCCCATCCTCGAACAGTCGATGTCTCACGTCGAAGTGCCGGACAGGTTCAGGCTCTACACGGGAACCCCGAAGACGACCAGCAACACACTGAACCGCCTGTGGAAGGAGACGTGCCAGTTCGAGTGGCTGGTCCCGTGCGAGGGGTGCAGCAAGTCGGTCTACCTCGACGACAAGGTCATCGGCAAGAAGGGATACATCTGTCCGAAGTGCGGGAAGCCCATCCACATCAAGAGCGGTTCCTGGCAGCCTCTCAATCCCAGCCGTCTCGATGACGGCTGGGGATTCCGGATGCCGCAGATGATGGTTCCGTTCGTGAGCCATGCCGACATCCTGAAGAAGCTGGAAGACCCCAACATCCCCAGGAAGGTCTTCTTCAACGAGGTTCTCGGCCTCTCCTACGACGAGGGAGAACTGGTCCTCACCGAAATGGACATCCTCCAGAACTGCGATTCAAGCCGTCCGATGGCCAGGGAGCGGGAGATCGCCCAGTCCGTCCACTTCGTCTGCGCCGGGATCGACCACGGAACCGGAGGCTACTCCCCAACCGGCCTCGGGGAAGTCATGAACCGCCGTGGCCACATGCCGTCCTTCACGGTGGTAGCCTTCGGCGCCTTCGTTGACCGGACCCATTTCAAGATCTTCAAGATCATCCGGTTCACGGGGGAGATGTCTAACCTCGCCTTCCAGCCGGAGATCATCAACAAGGTCGTCCGGGATCACGGGGCCAAGTGGGTCATGTCGGACTGGGGGTTCGGTGCGCACACGAATGCGCAGCTCGTCCAGAAGCACGGTTGGACGGTCCTCGAGGTTCCCGGTCAGCCCACCCTCCTCGAGGCCGAGTACGTTACCTCCTCGTCGGCAGTCTCGTTCCACGACCAGGCGTTTCGATACATGGTGGACAGGAACACCGCGATCGAGCGGACGGTCGGCGCCATCAAGCGCGGGGAGATCTCGTTCTTCCGCCAGGAGGACATGAAGGAATTCCTCAGCGATTTCACGTCCACCTTCGTGGAGTACAACATCAGGACCAACAGGGTCCGGTACGACCACACGCTGCCAGACGACGCGTTCCACGCGGTGGTGTACTGCTATCTCGCGGCGCTCCAGCGGGCCGGGCGGCTCGTGCCGACGGGGGTGCCTCCGATCTGACGCTGTTGACACCGGGGTCCAGCGGGTTACCCTTTAATGGGAATTAGGAGCAGCAGCATGGATATCAACCCGATGAAGCTCTCGGTACTGGCGAAGGAAGTCTCCGATTCGTTCCTCTCCAGCGGAGTCGCGCTGAACGACTCCCTGGCGAAGGTCTCGGAGGAGAACGAACTTACGCCGGCCCAGATCCAGCGGGTCGCCGAGATCGCCAACCACGAGACCAACCTGGCCCTCCTCAAGCGGTCGGAGGACAAGACCTTCACGTTCCCCCTGGCGGACGCCGTCGAGGTCGTTCGAAAGATCCGGGAAGTGGAACCGACGAAGGTCGCCGCCCTCGGAATCCTCGGCCACGTCCGGAGTCCCATGACGGGGATGAAGAAGACGGCCTCGGAGTTCAAACTCCCGACGACCGATCCCTACGTCGACGCCTGCCGAATCCGGAACGTCGACCTGCTCCTGAACAAGCTGGCCTCCAGGGTGGTGCGCTACCGCGAGGAACTCCGCGGTCAGGTCATGAACGACCACGCGGAGATCGCGGAGGAGATCGGCAAGATCGCCGCTCTCGCCAAGGAGCACATCATCCTCAACCACGGGACCCTCTCCGACTTCCTGAAGTACGCCTGCGCGTACGACCCCGGGTGCAAGGAGCTGTACCAGCAGGTCTTCCTCGCCATGAAGGAGGACCTGATGAAGCTGGGGCACCCCGTGGACAAGGCCCTGGTCAACGACAAGCTCGAGATGCCGGACAGCACGCTGGACGTGATCAACGGCGGCCACGTCCTCGCGATCCGGCTCGACACGCTCAAGAACAAGATCAGCAACGAGGACAGGAATTCCAAGCGCATCCGCCTCATGGACACCTTCGGCGAGGCGATCGTCGACAAGATGGACTCGCTGAAGACCTCCGACGACTTCAACGACTACACCCTCAACACCCTCGACATGCTGGACAAGAAGGCCCAGGAAGGGCTCGAGGAGTTCGTCGAGTTCCTCTCGAAGAATTCGGGATTCCTCAAGAACGTAGGCACCGGAGCCAAGGTAGGCATCGGGGCCGGGGTGATCGGGGGTACCCTCGCCGGCGGGGCCCTCGCGCACCACGTGATGCACGGGGCAGGTCGCGAACTCAAGAAGCCCTACGACGAGCGTGCCAGGCTCGAGGAATTGACGTCGGCGCCGCCCACCAGAACGTAGGCCGGACCATCGAGAGGGGGATAGAGCATGTTCCCGATGATGAAGAAATACGCTTGTCTCTACGGTGAGATGGAATTCACTCTTGCGGAGCAGCAGGAACTCGGTCGCTTCACGTCCGAACTCGTCAAGGTCGCCACGATGGGCAACGAGGCGGACCTGGTGCAGTTCTTCCGGAAGGAGTTCGCCGGCATCGACGAGACGGCGTACGACCGGATCAACGGCATGGTCGACTTCATGTCGTCCCAGGAGAAGAACGCCCAGATCGGGCACACGATCGGCGCCATCATGGCCCCGCTCGCCCTCGGTCTTTCCGCCGCCCCGTGGCTCGTCGGTGGCGTGAAGAGCCTGCTCCAGGGGAGGAACCTGAAGAGATCCCTTGAGCAGATCTACATGCAGCATCCCGAGCTGAAGAAGGATCCCAACGTGCCCTCGTACTTCCAGGCCATCTCCGATTTCGCCCCTGCCATCGCTTCGAATGCCGTGATCGCGGGGAACCTTCTCTCGCAGTGGCACATGGCCGGTCCTATGATGGCAACCCCGCAGATCATCAAGGAGCTGACCGAGATCCAGAAGAATCTTTCCCAGACCACGGGGGTATCGGCGGCCATGGGACAGTCGGGCACACCGGCAGCGGCAATCGCGGCGGCGCTCCTGAAGACCTGATACTGAGAGGCCGACTTGGACTTCACTTTCCATCGTGGCCCGGTCGTAAGGATCTTCCCGACGGAGACGGAGCAGTCCACGCTCCGGGACGCCGACGGGGGCTCCTCTCATCTCGTCAGGGACACGGACCTTCCGCCTCCCATCAAGCGGAGACGCACGATGTCGGACCCCGACTTCATCAAGCGCGCGTCCCACGAAATGAACGCCGCGCTCTCCTTTCTCGAAGCGGTGATGAGCAAGACGGCGGTCACCGTCACCGCGATCAGAAAGGGAGTGACCCCTCTCCAGCGCGAGTCCATGAAGCTGCCGATGAAACTTGTCGGTCCTTCGTCGGTCCTTCCTCCGCAGCAGGTCATCTCCGGCCGTCCGTCGATTCCGAGGCCGCCCACTCAGATTGCTCCAGGCGGACTCGTCGGTCCGTCCGGAAAGCCCCTTCAGCCTTCGGCTCCGGCAGCCCCGGCTCCCGTGAAGCCGCTGACGCCGACTCCTCCGGCTCCTACGCCTCCGCCTCCTCCGCCTGTGAAGCCGGCAGTCCCCGCTCCCGCTCCGCAGAGGCCGACACAAGGTCTCGAGGATCTCCGGGCCGGGCCAGCGCCTTCGAAGCCTGCGCCGCTTCCCTCGGCCGCCCCGGCTCAGCCAGCTACCACGCCGGGTGGGAAGGTCGGTGTGCTGGAGCCGTTCTCGGCTGTCGGGAAGACCCCGGCGACGCCGTCCGCCGGAAAGCCTGCTGCTCCTCTGAAGAGCTCCAAAGACGTCGCGATGGCACAGGATCCGAGCGCGGCGCGGGGAACGAAACAGTACCAGGAACCCGTTCCGTCGTCGGTACTTCCCGCGAAGCCCGGTGCCCCTGCCGGAGGAAAACCCTCCGACAAACCAGCCGGAAAATCGGAAGCCAGGCCCAAGGCCGAGGCCGGCGCGGCTGGGCCATCGGATCCGCAAGAGTATGCGCGGATGAAGCAGCTCGTCAGCGGTGAAACCCCGAAGGAACTCGCGGAGTTCCACAAGGCGACCGGTACCTCGGATCCCAGCGTCACGAGTCCTTGGAAATCCGGGCTGCTGGATGCGTCCATCATGATGGGCGTCCCGATGGCTGCCGGGGCTCTGCTGCCCGAGGAAATGCAGATGCCGGCGTTCATCGGTTCCCAGTTGGCTTTTCCTCATCTACGCGGGTTTGCCCAGAAAAAAGTATTCAAGTACAATCCCGCCGAGGCGGCCGCGGCGAGGACGTCCTGGATGCAGGGACAGAGTCCCGAGCAGTACCTTTCGGCAGCGAATACTCGCGCGGCTGCCCCGCCGAAGTAGGGTTGGGTCCAGTGACTGGACCAAAGGCGAACGATGTTCGAGATGGAAGTCTACACGCCGCTGGGATCCGGCACCGAGGCATGGGGCCCGGTGGCGATCCCGCTGCATCCGCGATCGATGGAGAAGATCGCGGGGACTTCCTTCACGCCCCAGAAGCTCATCGACTTCATGGACCGGATCCGTCCCCGCGACGACGGCCGGTACGTCCTGCTGAACGCGATCGGCGCCTACGAATACTGGTCGAGTAACGCGAACGCCGACGCATTCCCGGAGTGGAGCCTCAAGGGCGAACCGCCGCCTCCCATGGTGAAGGAGTTCATCCGCGCGAAGGGTCTCCCCATGCCGACGGAGTATGGGTGCGACACCTTCGAACGGTACGCTTACACCTACCGCTATCACCAGAACCAGGACCCGACGCTCACGATCGGCGAGCGCGTGTGCTGCGCCGCCTACAACGACAAGATGCACCGCGTCGAGCTGATCGTGTTCGTGTCCAACGAGAAGGCTCCCGACCTCGTCCAGCGCATCGACGCCGGCGAGCCGATCCCGTGGTCCATGGGCGCTAAATTGCCCTATGATCTCTGCCTGTACCCTGGCACTCAGATCTACGGTCCCGACATGGTGAAGAACGTCGAGGACGTTGAGGTCGGAGACTTTGTCTTCACCAACAAGGGAAGGGCACGTAAAGTCGTCCAGGTCTTTCGCAGATCGTATACCGGAACGGTTGTCACACTGAAGGTCAAAGGGCTGGTTCAGCGTCCTACGCTCACGGGCAATCATCCGGTGTTCGTTTTCCGGAAGGAACAGATCAGGACTCCGGGCGGACGTCGGCTCAATGAAAAGGCTGCTGATGTCACCGGTGCCTTCGTTGAAGCTTCATCCGTCAAGCCGGGCGATTACGTCGCCGTTCCTCGGTTGTCGATGGATACGTCGGAGTACGAGTCCATCGACGTTCCGTTGGCGCGTCTCTGCGGCTACTACCTTGGGGACGGGTGCATCATTACGCAGCGTCGGGGCGAAGGAAAGACCGGCGGTCGTGACTACGTGGGGATCTCGGTCTGCTGCAACGCGGACGAGAAGGACCACATCGCGCGGGTAGTGGATACTTTCGAGATTCTCTCCGAGAGTAAAGTTCACGTCTACCCGGCCGGTGAGGATCGTCATGCTGTCCAGATCGTTTGTCATGATCAGGTGCTGGCAGCCAGGGTCGCAGGGATGTGCGGACGCCTGAAGGAGAAGCACATCCCTGCGGAGATCTTCTACAGCCCCGTGGAATCCAGGCTGGCTCTTCTCGGTGGGATGATGGACACCGACGGTTGCGTCGACAAAAAGAAGAAGGGTTCCAGGATCACGATCACGATCAACCCGCTGATGGAGCAGGCCCAGATCCTGGCGTTCTCCGTGGGAATCCCGGCTACGATGTCCCGCAACAGGGTTTACAGCGACTGGAGCCCTGGGACTACGATCAATCAACTGAACCTGGGTTGCGCTGGAACCAGCATCTTGAAGGACTACTCTACGAAGTGTGCCTCCGTGGAACCGGTCGTTCGGTGGTCTGCCACGATCATCGAGCATGGGGACTTCTTCCTTCTTCCTGTCGATACCGTCATCCAGGAAGAGGCGGTCGAGAAGCCAGTTTTCAATCTCGCCGTCGAGGAAGACGAGACCTACCACGTGGGCTTCATCGCCCACAACTGTTCCGTGTGCATGAATGTTGCTACAAATCGTGACATGTACTGCGAACACCTGAAGAACATGAAGAACCACGTTCTTCCGGACGGGCAGAAGGTCTTCTCCTGGAACTGGTTCCCCAGGTTCTTCGACATCTCCGCCGTCATCGTCCCCGCCGACCGGAGCGCCTACTCCCTGAAGAAGATCGCTTCCGTCGGCGGTCCGTTCGTCGAGATCGTCGAGTCCCCGGTGCTCGCTCCCCCGATGGCGGGGATCGAGAAGTTCGCCGGCATCCTCGACTTCCTCTCCGCTGGCGGAACGAAGAAGGCCGACATCGAGAAGGAAGTCCCGGTGGAGGAGCCCCAGAAGAATCTCGGGCCCTCGCCGATCGATCCTGACGTCTGGAAGATCCTCTTCAACCGGGTCGCGAAGGATCAGGCGACGTCGGAGACTCTTCCGAAGGAAATGATGGATTTGAAGGGGTTCTCGCCCCAGACGATCCTTTCCGCGCTGACGTCTCTCGGCGTGATCCTGAAGCCGGAAGAGGCCGGTTATCTTCTCGGAGATCAGAAGGTCCCTGCGGATCTTGACTTGAAACAGCCCGACCCTACACTATTAGGTAGATCGAAGGGGCTGATCGAGAAAAGATCGATGTTCGACCCCTTCTTCTCGATGCGGACGCCGAGAGAAGCGTCCATCTGGAGGCCGACGGTCTTGGTCAAGCGTGCGAACTCGTACGACTCGTACAAGGCCTGGCTGAGCCACGTGGATCTCGAACAGTTGAAAGCCGTGACATCCCATCCGTCGGTTCAGATGCTCCTGAACCCGAGCCTCGTAGAGGAGAAAATCTTGGGGCTCGAGAAGTCCGCGGGCGTTCCCACCTTCCTGAGGATGGTGACACCGTTCGTGGCCGGGGCTGGTGCCGATTGACGGGGTTTCTGGTAAGATGAACAACAGGAATCAGGAGGTTCAGGATGGACATGCAGGAAATGGTCGCCAAGCTCCGTGAAAGCGGGGCCCTTCAGAAGGTGGCGAGCCAGGAAGGCCTCATGGGCGATTCCGCCATGGAGAAGCTGGCCGAGGATCTGAACTACAGCGGGAAGATCTTCGGGCACGCCGTGGTCGTCGGGATCCTCGAGAAGATGGCCGACGTCGCTGCCGGCGCCACGGGCAAGGCCGAGCCTTCCCAGGGCGACAAGTCGAAGGATCAGAGCAACTTCAAGCGGGTCGCGGACAAGATCATGGGCCTGAAGGGCATCGTGACGCCGGGCAGCGTCCCCGGGATCGCCGGGAAGCCCGAGACGGTCGTCCGCGAGACGGTCGCGACCCCGGGAGACAAGACCAGGAGCCCGAATCCCGACGACAGGACCGGGTAGGGAAAGGAGAACGACCGTGCAGACCGACTTCGAGAAACTGGCCGAGACTTTCGAGGCCGGATCCGGGTTCTTGAACGCGGATGAGGCGTTGATCCTTGCCGCGGCCGTCGAGGTAGCGATCGAGAAACTGGGGCACCTCGACATCGACGAGGAAGCGCTGATTCTGGTTGGCGCCGCTGTGGCGGATGCCTTTCTCGCAAGGAGCTGACACATGGCCGACAAGACCATGAAGGAGATCTACGAGGGCGTGATCAACGGAGAGTTCCAGGAGAAGCTCGCGTACGTCGAGAAGGCGTACGAGGGCGACACCGATCGCCAGGAACTCCTCGAGCGCGCCGTGGACATCGTCAAGGAAGCGACGGACAAGGGCGAGCTCCCCGTGCTGCACCCCTCCGCCGCGCTGAGCCTCGCCGTCGAGCTGGTCGAACAGACCGTGCTCGAGAAGGAGGCCGCCGCCTGGGACCAGATCGGGACCGAAACCGGCGAGTACCTCGCGCGCCTCGGCGTGACCCCGGCGGACGTCGAGAAGATCGCCTCGCCCGACGAAGCCGAGGAGTTCATCCGGCTCGCCGCGAGGCTCTGGTACTCCGTGCAGACCGGGGAGGATCACCTCTCCGAAGCCTGCGGGTAGTCATCAACCATCGGAGGACCCGGTGAGCCCGATCGACATGAAGACACTGATCGAGAGAGCGAAGACGGCCGCGGCCGTCGCAGGCGTTTCCACGCCCAATGAAGATCTCGACAGTCATGCCGGCGCGACGAAACTGGCGTTCGACGATTCCGAAGTTCAGAGGCTCGTTGCCGAGATCGAGGAGATGGCCGTCGAAGACGAGAAAAAGATGGCCCTTCAGAAGGTCGCGGCGACGGAGCGTGCGAGGAACCTTGCAGTGGCCAAGGCGCTCGCAGCGATCGACATCCTGTCTGAGGTGCGCTGATGAGCGATAGCAGGCAGCTTGCCTCTGAGGTACAGAACATCCTGCTCAAGCAGGACTCCCTCATCAAGCAGGGGCAGGCCGAGCGAACCAGAATCCTCGAGAAGTTTGCCGCCATCGAATCCGAGCTCGGCATCCTTCGCGATGTGATCGACCTGGTGGCGAGGGGGGTCATCGACCCCGCCGACGCGCCCGCCAAGGCGGCCGAGTTCATCGAGAACCCGGATCAGATGGCCGTCGTGAAGCAGGCGTTGGAGATAGGGCTGGACCGGATTCCGTCGATCGGGGTGCCGACGGCCGAGGCAGCCACGGCAGCGGGAAATCCGGACCCGTTGACGAGTTTCCTGATGAACCATGCACCCTTCAAGGGAACCAACAACTGACAAGGAGATCGAACGATGGCTTACGACGATCGGAAGACGACCTCCCTCGTCCGTCTGAACTCGAAGATCAGCGCGGTCAACCAGCTGAAACTCGAGTTCGGCTCGGTGGACGTGCCCGAAGGCCGTTTCGTCAAGAAGGACGCGGCGGGCAAGGCCGTGTTCGCGACGAACACGGACTACTTCACGCTCCTCAACTTCCTGGACACCACCGCGGGGTCCTCGAAGACTTCGACCCAGGACAAGTTCGACGCCACGGCGCCGACCATCACCCAGAGCAGCGGCGGGCTGACGGGCATCGTCGGCAACGGGACCCCCATCGGTATCCCGGTGACCGAGTGGGACACCGCGGTCATGGCCCCCGCGGCCGGCAACCTCGTGACCGTCGGCACCAGCGGCAAGCCCCGGGCGATGGAAGTCCCCGGCGGCGGCGTGGACCCGATCCCGACCAACAGGCCGTTCTTCGGGACGATCTACGAGGTCTCGCTGGGCATCGCGTGGTTCATCTACCGGTCCATCGGGACCCCGACCGGCGTCTAAAGGGTCGCCGGCGTCCAGGTGTTCCTTCAAGATCACCAGAGAGAAAAGGAGCAGTCCAATGGCTTACGAGTTCACTCCCGACCAGTTCAACGCCCTCTTCGGAGAGGCGCTCAAGGCGGGCGGAGACACGATGGAAAAGCTCGGCCAGGCGACCGGGCTCTTCGTGCAGCACAAGCTGCGCGAGAACGCGTTCTGCCGGAAGATCGTGCCGCCCGAGACCGTTACCGAGCGCGAGTGCCAGCGCTCCGTCGACCACGACTCCCTCGAGTACGTCGACGATCTGGAACCGGACAGCATCGCCATGCGCATCAACTGGCGCGGCGAGCCGGACAAGACCTGGATCATGGGCCGCAGGTACCGGATCCAGTTCCACACGATCTCCAGCGACCAGTTCCAGAAGACCGAGTCGGAGCTGCGGGCGTACCGCATGCCGCTGACGAAGGTCATCGAGCAGAACATCGTCCGGGACATCCAGGAGCAGGAAGACGTCGCTTTCATGGACCACGTGAAGGCGGCCCTGTTCCTCGCGACCCGGCACCAGTACAACAAGCTGGTGGAGCGCGGGGTCCTGGCGACGAACAAGAACTTCGCCAACGAGACCGAGCTCGCGAACTACCTGTTCACGATCAACAAGGCCTACCAGGCCCACCCGTGGGCCGCGGCCATCCCGACGGCGGCCCTGAACAGGGCGCGCGGGCTCCACACCAACATCATCTTCTCCGACCAGACCGAGTTCAACCGCATCGCCCTCCGCGACGTGGTGAAGATCTGCGCGGCTCGGCAGATGAAGGCCAAGACCTTCCTCATGCACGAGTACGACTACACCGACACGATCGCGTGGTCGGTGAACGAGGCCGGCCTCGAGCTGACCTCGGAGATCGTCAAGGACGGGTACAAGTACACCACGATCGGTGGGTACACGTACTGCACCACCGTCCGCGACAACCCGAACCTGGTGCAGCCGGGCCAGATCTTCTGCTTCCCGTCTCCCCAGTTCCTCGGCCGCTTCCTCATCCTCGACAACACCAAGTTCTTCATCGACAGGCGCGGCCGGTTCATCACCATGGAAGCCTGGGAAGAGATCGGGGCCGGCTTCGGCAACATCCTGGGCGTGTCCTGCCTGCTCCTCAAGGGCGGCGAGGTCACGATCCCCGTCCAGTTCCAGAACCCGGCGGACGTCCTGACGGGCGCGGGCAAGCTGCGGATCATCAACGACAACACGCTGACCGCGATCCCGGCGCCGGTGTAACAGGGGGGTACTCCTGGCGGTTCGCTACGGGCCCCGCCGCCGAGTGGCGGTGGGGCCCGTTTCTTTAGATTCGAAGAATGGAGCAGGGGAAGGGGCACACGCTCATGCGCAACGTCTACGTGGTCTCGTTCGCGGACAAGATCATCGATGCAGGGTTCCAGAGGATCAAGCCGCGGGAGGAGACCGTCATGCAGTACGATCTCCTCTATCCGTACGCCATGCACTACAACGCGGACAACCTGGCGATCGCGAACATCGAACGGGTCGCGGAGCACGTCGGCCAGAACGCCGACAAGGCCTTCCTGAAGAGCCTCTTCTGGATCTTCCCGACGGAGGCCGAGAAGCCCAAGGGGGCACCCTCCTTCAAGGCGGCTGCCAAAGTGGCACCCAAGCCAGCGGTCGCCCCGGAATCGGAGATGAAGAAGGCCCTGCGGGAGGAAAGCGATCTTCAGGAGCTTGTGGACACCGTCAGGTTCAACTCGGCAGAGGCATCCAAGGAAACGGTCCCGGCAGCGGCCACCGGCCCCGGCGTGCCCTCCGGAGACGCGGATCCCTACATCCATCACGGGGATGTCCCGGACGCAGCCACGGCGGTCCTGGGGGCCTCCGAGAGACGCGGCAAGAAGAACAAGAGGTAGGCCATGGAACCTCGCGTGCCGAGGCCTCTGGTGCGTGAACTCCGGGCGAAACTCCGGGACTACCCGGAGGTCAACTACCTCTACCAGGCGGAGGAGAGCGCCGA